CAAAATTAGCGTGCCTAGTGTCATTTTAACAGGTTCGCCGTTGTATTTGAATACATTTTCCTTTTTAACTTTTGCCGGTTTCTCAATTATCATAATACTTTACGTCCACTTTTTCGTCTAAAGCGCTTGTATTTTTTGCATATTGTTCTTTAAATTTATCCCAAAAAATGTTTTCTGTCCACATTATCAAGGCATCTTCATTATTGTCTTGATAGTAACCTTTTCTTGTTCCTAGAGATTTAAAAGAGTACTTTTCATACAGCCCAATTGCAGGTGCATTGCCTATTCTAACCTCTAAGGTTAAGTATTTTATTTTTTCCTTGTAGCAGTTCTCAATTACTGTTTTTAATAGGCTTTCGCCAATATGTTTACGTCTAAAATCAGGACTAATCGCTAAATTCGTAATATGAGCCTCGTCAATTACAAACCATGAGCCAACATAGCCCATTAAAGTATCGTTTTCGTTAAACGCACAGTAGTATCTAGCCAAATTGTTATTCAATTCAGAATAAAAAGAGTCCTTTGACCAATGATGATCACCATAGGTTGCTTCTTCAATCGCTATAATCCCGTCTATATCTTGCTTTTGCATAGGACGTATTTTTATTGAGAACTTTTCCATAACTTGATTTTACACTAAAAACAAAAACTTGTAAAACTAGCGTTTTTAAAGGATAATAAAGCCATGCCTAATTACTCAAAAATGTTTGATTTAGCTAGAAATTTGTACGCTTTGCCGAGCTATAATTCGCGTTATGGCAGAGCGCTAATGCCTTTGAGATACTTTTTTGAGCTAACATACCGTTGTAATCTACAATGTCCGTATTGTTATGTAGGCGAAGACCGCAACAAACAAGAGCTTTCGACAGAGGAATGGTTCAAAATCATTGACCAAGTGCCGTTTTACAGCTTTATAACCCTTGTTGGCGGTGAACCATTAATCAGAAAAGACTTCATTGAAATCCTTGAAAAGGCTTGTAAGAAGGCGTTTTCAAAGGTTAATGTAGTTTCAAATGGAGTGCTTATTAATGATGAGATAATTGATGCATTTATAAAGACAAAAATGTTGTTATTATCCGTATCTCTAGACGGTTACGGCAAAAATCACGACCTAAACCGCAACAAAGACGGCATTTTTGACAAAATAATGAGCAATTTAGACAACCTAAATTCACGCAAAAAGCGCCCTATGGTTGACATTAAGACCATTGTTTTAGAAAACAACCTTGATGATTTACCAAAGTTGTTCAAGCTGTGTGATGAAAAGGGTTTTGAGTTTTTGTCTATCTCGTTTTTGCGTAATAACAACCTAAAACAGAATTCAATTCTCCACGATAGCTTTATAGAAGAGTTTAACGGCAATTACCCTATTGAAAAATACTTTGATATGGAGCATTTCAAAGAGGTTTACAAAGAGATTGAAAGTCTACAAAAGCGTTCAAATGTGCGTTTGCGCTTCTCGCCTAAATTTGAAAACTGCCCAGACACCCTATCAGCAATAGAAAAATTCTTTAACACATCGGCTGAAACACCTATAAATGAAATATATGAGCCATGTAAATTCCCGTTTTCTAACACATTCATTACACCAGCGGGGGATATGTACCCTTGTCTTTCAATGAAAATGGGTAATGTAAGAGAAAACACAATAAATGAGATCTTCAACAAGCCACATTATTGTTGCTTTAGAAAGAACCTTAAAGTTGCAAAGGTCTTCGGAGCCTGTCAGATGTGCTGTGAGCTAGACTTAAAGCATTAATTTTAGAGAGTTTTAAACCATCATGTCCGTAAAAATACGTACGTAAAAATTCGTACGTTTTAAAACGGACTTTTTTTCGAAAAAAATTTTGTATAATAAAGACACAAATTCGGATAAGGCTCACGCCCTCGATGGCAAAGCTGTTTAGCGAATTAATACGGGGCAAACTACGCCCTTACACAGTCGGAGAAGAAATATGGGATATATACACTGTTGCAGTGGTTTAAGAAAGTGCAAAACTTTCAGCGTAAAACCTTATGACAACTACATTTTTTGCGAGTTAGATTACTTGGAAAGCTGTCCAATATGCGGAAACACCGTTTTGCAACTAACAAGACTCAACAATAACAACGAAATATCGGTTTACAGATTAAAAAATAAAAAAGCTAAGAAATTTTTTGAGAAGATAAAATCAAACATAATAGCCGAAAAGTCTTATAATTACTCAGTTTTAAGTCGTTCACAAGGTCGCTCTTACTTATACTACAACGAATACGGGGTAAAAAAGAAATGTTTTTCGAACTTAAGTTCGATGACTTTAGGTAAATTATAAGATACAGGAAAATATATGAAATTATTTTTTCATGTCAAGTGTAAGATGATAATTAATGGATTAGTTAGTGGGGACAAAATGAAAGAATTATCACAAAGAGAAAATGAAATTATTGAATTATTAATCAGTGGCTATGATTACAACGACATAGCAAAATCTTTACGCATCTCAGCAAGAACCGTACACACTTACATTGAGAGAATTATCAACAAATTGCAAGCGAGCAACAAGGTTTCAGCGGTTGCGAATTACATGAAACTACAATACGAAAAATAAACGGGGGTCTATGAAAAGAATCATTATTCATTGGACAGCTGGAAATGCTGTCCCTAGTTCTTATGAAAAAAATTGCTATCACTATCTTGTAGACAGTTACGGCAAAATTTACAACGGCAAATTCAAACCTGAAGCAAATGAAGTTTGCAGAACAGGAATGTACGCACCTCACACAGGGGGCGGAAACACAGGTTCTATCGGAATTTCTATGTGCGGAATGTTTGGGTTCAAAAACAAATATTCTATTGGAAAGTACCCAATCACAAGGGTTCAATTTGAAGCCTCTATGCAATTAGCGGCAAAAGTTGCTAAAAAATACGGCATAGAGATTACGCCAGAGACAGTTTTAACCCATTACGAATTTGGAAAATCTCACCCAAAAACAACAAGCGCAGGCAAAATTGACATAATTTTCTTACCACCATACTCGTGGGTAGAACCGCAAGAGGTCGGAAAATTTATTCGTACAAAGGTTAAATGGTACTTGCAAAGAGAAAAATAAGGGGACAAAAATGGAAACTTTTTACTATAACTTATCGGGCGGAATTAACCAAGCCTCAACGAAAACAGAGCTTGGGCTTAATACAAAAAACATATTTTGGTCTGATGCTGAAAACGTAGAAATCTTTTTAAACAAAGGGATTATCAGACAAAAAGGGAATGTTTTATACTGCGAAATTCCAACAGCAGAGCCGATTACAAAGTTACACGAGTTCGGAAGCAGTTCTGACAACAGACTTTTAATCACAACGGCAAGCGGGAAAATCTACATTTACAACCACAAAAGTGACAGTTTTACAGAACTTGAAAGAACACTAAAATCTCAATCGCCTGTATTCACGAACTTTTTGAACGGTGTAATCGTCTCAAGTCTTTTAGACAAAATGTTCTACATAAAACAAAATGGTGAAATCGTTGATTGCGAAGTAAAAGACGGCAACGACAAAGAAGTTTTAAGCGAAGTAATCGCAATTTACAAGGGTAGAGTGTGGATTGCAAGCGGTTCTAGCCTATATTTTTCAGCTCTTGGAAGCTATTCAGACTTTTCAACTGAAAACGATGCAGGCTACATCAAAGATTTTTACACAGATACAGACGATATAATTGCCATAAAGCCTTACAAAGACTATCTTGCAATCTACAAAAAGCGTAGAACATATCTATTGAGTGGAACTTCACCCGATAATTTTGCAATAATTCCTTTTGCGGACAAGGGTGCAGAGACTCATAACGGCATTGTAAACGTTGCAAACAAAGAGTTTTTCTTCTCTAATTCAGGGATTTACACACTTGAAGTTGGAGAATTAAATCAGATTTTATTAGGCAGTGACATCACTCAAAAAATCAATTCAGAGTTTCAAAAGTTCGACAAAAGCAGGTTAAAAGAGGTTTTTGCACTTAACCACGAGGCTAAAAATCAAGTTTGGTACTTTATTCCGTACAACAACGACAATTATTTTCACACAATTTGGATTAATGACATTGTCAACAAGGCTTGGTATAAAAGAGTTTTACCTCAAGACATCGTTAGCGCTTGTATTTTTGGTGACGACATTTTAACAGCGGACAAAGACGGGAAAATTTACAAAGAGAATTTTGGTAACAGTTTTAACGGTAAACCGATTGAATTCAAATGGAAATCACCGTTTTTGTCAATTGGAAGTCCAACAATCAGAAAAACTATTGACGAATTTTACTTCATTTTGGACGAAAGTTACGAAAACTGTTTCAACTTCTCGGTTTACAAAAATTACGACAGCGAAAGTCGAGACGACAGCGATTTAATCTACTCGTCAAACTTTGAAAACCTTGTATGGAGTAAAGAAAACAGTCTTTATCCTCTAAACGACACTTGGAGTGACGATGACAACGAGGCGATTTGGGCTTTGGATAGCGAAAGTGCATACAAAGCAGAAATATCAGAGGCAAATTATGCAATACAGCTATGTGTTGAAGGTAATCAACTAGACCACAATGTTGCAATCATTGGAATTGAGTTCAAAGAGATTTTTAATGAAGATTAAAAAACATATCTAATCTATTTTAGATGATATTTCTAAAAACAAGTGCAATAAGAAAAATAGTACAAAATAAACAAACAAAACACCAATAATTGATAAAGCAAACATACTTTTTGCTAATTTTTTATTTTCTGGTAATGGGTTGTACGTTTTAATTTTTCCATTTTTGCGCAAGACAAACTCAATAAGAGCTAAAACTAATAGAATAACTATTACCAAAGCACAACAAATATAGTAAATTCCTGTATATATAAAGGGTTCTAACTCTGCAAAAAATTCACTTAATTCTTTAAATTTAAACAAATAAATTGCATAAAAAACATAGATAAAATTAGCTATCAATGAAAAATAAGCTAAAACATTTAACACATAAAATTTACTCAAATTAAAAATTTTCATAAACACATTTTAAACCAAAAAGGAGAAAATATGAATAAACAAACAGATAGTTTGCTTGATGAATTAGAAAAAAACTTACCTAATGCTAAGGAATTCAAAGAAAAAATATTTAACAAAACAGCACAGTATCAAAAATTATATGGATTTGATATTGGAACGGGTAAAAATTCTACATGGAACAATGAAGCTGATGCATTTAAACATACGTTTATGCAAGCAATTTTAACAATTAACTATAACAACATTTTGAGCAAAATAATTGGCGATTTGCACGAAATAAATGGCAAGATAAATTATGGGCAATCAAAAGATGAAGAAAACATGGACAAGTGGAACAATCGCGTCGGTAGACTAATTGGCAAAGAAATAAAAAAAGAATACAAAGATAAATTAAACTCTATGAGCGAAAAAGAAATTGACGACATTATTGCGCAAAAAGTTATGCAAAGAATGCGTATGGGGAAACTTATAACCACACCATCAGACAAACGAAAATACACAGGTTTTGCCTCAAATATTCCAGAAGATAAAATCTTCACAGCAGAAGAAATTGGCAATTTATCAACAGACGATTTTGAAGAACTTGAAGATAAAATCAATGAACAAGTTAAGTCCTTTGGAATACCTACAAACGAGCAAGCCAACAAAGCCCTAAAAGACGGTTCACTTATTTGGGTTGACGATTACAAAAGAGACGACGGAACTCAAGTTAGTGGGTATTACAGAAGGAAATAAAATAAGATTTTCTCTGACATCTTTATTAAAAAGATTCTGAAACAAGTTCAGAATGACATTATGATTTAAATTTTAACTTTATGTCACCCTGAATTTAGTTCAGGGTCTCTATAACACGAGATGCTGAAACTGTCTTGGGTTATTCGGGGTGGCGACGAAGTAACGTCCGACCGCCACCTTACGGGTTCGCTCACTTCGTTCGTCTTCACCCTACCGAAAAACCGCAAGTTCGGAATGACAGAACACAAAGACTTTAAGACGATAAGTTCATTTACTATTAAAATGACATTTTAATTATAGTTCGACTTATTGACTTAACCCTCATTGACTTATTGTCTTCTAAATATCAGCGCGCCTATGCATTAATGCATAGGCGCGTATTTTTACAGTACATACAAAACAGAAAGGAAAAACAATGACTGAATCACAATCAACTGAAGTTCAAAACTCAAACGCTTATTCTGCGTTTATTCCACAAATCTGGAGTCAAAAATTAAACACTATGCTTGAAAAAAATTGCGTTATGATGCAATGCGTTAACCGCAATTACGAAGGTGACATTAAAAATCAAGGCGACAAGGTTAAAATCATTACACCTGCCGATGTTACTATCTCAACAGTTGGCTCTGAAAACATTTCTTACAGCGAATTATCACCAACCTCTCAAGATTTAACAATCGACCAAAAGAAATACTTTGCCTTCAAAATTAACGATGTAGCGCAAGCTCAAGCTAACCAAAGTATTATGGAAGCTCATTTGACTAACGCGAAAAAAGCAATCGAAGAAGTGCAAGATTCTTACCTTTTAGGTATGCACACAGACGTTGACGCCGACAACACAGTAGGTTCAGAAGACGAAGCCGTAACCTTAGACAAGACAACAATTTACGCAAAATTTGTTGAATTAGCCCTAAAACTTAAAAACGCTAACGCTTTAACAGGCGACAAAAAGCCTTGGGTTGTAATCAATCCCACAATTGAATCGTACTTGTTACAAAGCACCGAATTCATTGGCGCACATAACGTTGCAGATGAAACCTTAAGACAAGGTTCTATCGGTAGAATTGCAGGTATGGACGTTTTGGTTAGCACAAACTTAACTTCAACATCAGGTCTATTCTACGTTTTAGCAGGTACAAACGACGCAATCACTTTTGCCTCTCAACTTTCTAAAGTCGAATCCCTACGTGACAAAGATTCTTTTGCAGACCTTGTTAGAGGCTTATACCTTTACGGTGCAAAAACAGTTCAACCAAAGGCTTTAGCAAAAATGGTTGTGGCTGATCCTAATGCAACAACACCAGACGAAACAGAAGACAAAAACACTAATACTCCTTAATTTATACGGTAAACACTACTTAGCGCGCGGAGCTTCGCTCCGCGCGCCTTTTTATGAGGTAAAAAACAATGTTTGAAAATTTAAAAGATACTATATCAGATTTAGCTTATGGAGCTGTAAGTTATGCAGAGAACGCATTAAAGACAAGTTCAGGACAGACAAAAAAACGTACTGCGATTGAATTTGTAATCAATAGAATTCCTGTACCTGTTCCATTTAAGCCAATTGTAGCAATGCTTTTGGCTACATTTATTGATGAAGCTATTGAAAAAGCTGTTAAATATATGAATCAAGTTAAAAATGAGGATTAAAAAATGTCAGAAAACCAACAAGAAACAACATCTCAAGCCGAGCAACAAGTAGAAAAACAGGAGATTCAAAGTAAATTTGAAGAAAAACTTGGCTTAAATTCAGAAAAAACGGCGCAAAAATCGCTAATTCCTGAGGAATTTAAAAAGAATTTGAACAACCTTCAAATAGTTTTAAATTCAGGTTTAATCAACCCGCTACAAGGTCAAAATTTATTGAACCATATAATTCAAGAGGCGTTAAAAATGAATGTACAAAACACGCGAGAAGATTTTACCACTCAAATTCGTGATAAAAACACTGTTTTTGAAGAATTTGCAAAAGAAAATCCTAAGTTTTTCGATATTAGCGGACGAAGTGAAATTCTAAATTACTTAAAATCCGACAATATTTCTGTTGATAAAGATGAACTTTCTAAAATTTCTAAAATTGTCGAAGCCGTTGAGGCTTCTGCCATTGAAAGATATTTGCAGAAGGTAGCGCACGAGCAAAATCTTGAAAAGGCTAATTTGCAAGCTAAACAAAAACTTCAAGCCAACGCGCAAAACACAAAGAGCGAAAGCAAAAACTTTTCACCGTTTACTCGTGAGCAAATCGGCAAAATGACAAGTGCTGAATACCTTAAAAACGAGCCATTAATTATGGACCAATTGAAAAAAGGGTTAATAAAATAGCACTTTTAATCCTCGTCCCCACCCTTCCGCGCCCTTTGGGCGCGGGTTAGGGGTAAACTAAAAATTACCAAAAGATTTATTTGACATCTCAACAACAAGAGATTCTGAAACAAGTTCAGAATGACATTATGATTTAAAATTCAACCTTATGTCACCCTGAATTTAGTTCAGGGTCTCTTAGTTTCAAAGAACTTAGATTATTTAAATAAAATCAACAACAAGGAGAAAAAATGAATTATCTTGAAATAATTAACAAGTGTCTTATGGAATTGAACTACAAAAAAGTCCGAACCTTTGACGAACTTGTAAAAAATGACCATACAAAAATCAAAAATATCCTAAACATTATCAATTCAGAGATTTGCACCTTTGACAATTGGAATTTTTTATTGCGTAAGAAAATTTTAAAACTTCCAAAGGGCGCGACAGAAATTGTAAATACAGTCAATGGAAAAATTAACACGCTTTCTATCGATGGGCAAAAATATATTTACACACAGGATTTTGAAGCATTTATCTTAAACAAAGCACCCAAAGGCGTTTATAGCGTTTTAAACGATATGTTATTATTGCCAAAATTCAAGGAAGACAAAAACATTGACATAATTTATTACACAAACGATTTTGTCAAAAGTGCCGACGGTACTGAAAAAATGCGATTAGAAAAAGAGGACGACGCCCCACAAATCCCAGACCCGTTTGCGGAACCGCTTTTAGTCTATGGAACTTGTATGAGAATGAAGGCTAACCCTAGTTACGGCAAGTTTTCATATTGGCTTGGCATGTACAAGGATAACATCGCAAATATGCGTTCTAAGCTATGCACAGACATTCAACAAAGTCCGAGCATAACGCTAGAGCGATTTTAAGCAAAAAAAAATAGGTGGAAATGAAATTCTACCTATTAATAAGATTTTACACTAGCCGAAATATAAATAGCATAACTATAATACGGTATGTTTCATGTTTCGGGCAAATATATTAAGAGTTCTTAACATTATGGAAATATTGACACAATTACAGAAAAAATTCGTAAAGGAATACTTGCAATGCTTGGATGGCGAACTCGCTGCTCAAAGGGCGGGTTACAAAGAGAACAATTTAAAATACACAGCCGAACGATTACTCGAAAACGAACAAGTTATCGGCTACATCAACAGGTTAATTAATTCGCAACTAAGAATTTTGCAAGTGCCGAAATGCTACGTTATCAAAAAATTATTAAAAATTGCAGAATTTTCGCTTGAAGAAGAAGATATTTTAGACAAAGAAGGTTCACCGACAGGCAAAAAGAAGCTACGAGACAGCGCTTCTGCTCTAAAAGCCTTAGATGCTCTTTGCAAATATTTATGGAGTAAGGAAGACAAATCTAAACTTGAGGCGAAAATTATTACAATAAGCAATCTTGACGACAAAAAAATATAAGGAGAAAATATGGAACGCAAAAAACAAATTATTGAATCTGCTCTACTTTCAGGCAAAAGCATTGATGAATTAATCAAAATTAAGATGAAGGAAGAAATTAAAAACACTTTTGAAAAAGCCAACAAAACTCCTCAAAAGGTTAGAATTTATGATATTAAGGAAATTCCGTCAAAAATTCTGTTCAGCAAAAACACCGTTTTCAAAAAGTTTAACAAAGAAAATAACACAATGAGCTACATCAACGGACTTCAAGCAGAAGGAATGTTAGGTCTAGACGACACTTCAAGAAAAAAACTTCTATCCGGTGAGACAGAAGTTTTTTCAACTGAAAATTCTTTTATAAAATTTGAATACTCTGAAATCTTAAAAAACTAAGAATAGCGGAATAACTTCCATTAGCAACAAGATAAAGAATATCAAGAAGGCAACGATTGCAAATGCCTTTTGCATATCTGAGAACAAGAACATTTTTTTATTTTTTCTAAAATCTCTGATTGCCTTGTATTCCATATTATATGGTTGCATTGGAAGTTGTTTTTCTATTTCTTCAAGAACTTTTGAAAATTTGATTTTAATTAAGCAGTTGTAAGAGTCCATATTCAACCACCACAACGCACAAGAGATAATCCCAGCGATTGCAAAAATTGTAGGTGCTGTAAATTTACCAAAAGCCAATCCTTTAGACAAAAAAGTTAGTAAAAACATTGCTAAAACAATAACCATATAAAACTTGTTTGTCATAAATGAGCGGTCAATAAACTTCTCTTTTTGCTCTGCATATAGTCTGTATTGCTCAAAAATCAAATCTTCACGGTTCATAAATTTCTCCTTTTTTATAAAAGTTATTTTATTAATTATAAGGTCAAAAGTCAAGCCATGATTAAGTTTAAAAAAGTCAAAATTGATAGACAAAACAAAAAATTTCAAAATATTCAGTATTTAGTAAACATTTACAACCTAATTAAAAAATACGACAACTACCTAAACGACGACTACTCACATACAACGGGCTTGTTTGAAGAGGTGATAAATCTTATAACTCGGACAAGTCCTTTCTTTTGGGTAATTCTCATAAACGAAGATTTTGCAGGAATTGTCTATCTAGAAAATATTATCGGCAATGAAAAACATCTTCACTCTGCAGAAGTTGTAACCGCCTTTTCGCGCAAATTTTGGGGCAAAGCCACCAAAATTTGCGCCAGAAAATTCGTTATATATTGCTTCAAAAAATTAAAACTAAAAAAGCTGAAAGCATTGATTTTTAAAGAAAACTTCAGAACAGAAAGCATATTAAAGGCTTGTGGAATGAGTTTTGAAGCTCTGCTAAAAGCCGAAACACTTAAAAATAACAAATTACAAGATATAAAAATTTATTCAATCATAAGAGGTAAACGAAATGAACACAATTAAAAATGAACAAAAACAGGACGAAAATTTGTACTTAGTCTCAAAAATTACGCAAAAATACGACGAGATGGAAGACGCTCGTCGAGGTCAATTGACAGATATTCGCACAATCAGAAACGCAATTTATTCAAACAACATTCCGATCGTAAACGAATGGAATACAAAAATTCAGTTACCTGAAATTTACGAACTTGCGCAAACCCTAAAGGCACATATCAGCGAGAACCTTTATTCTCACCCAGAATCTATGTTTGACGTTTCAGGCAAAAATCC